CGGTCAATGCCCCATCGAATCCTAAATAAAAGATTCCTGTTGCGCACATAACCATAAAGAAATTTGTCATTGGTTTAGTTTGTTTGATAACAATTTAATTATAATAAAATTAAAATGTAATGTCAACCCTATAATTCATGTTATATATTAAGGGCATGGCTAAAAAGGCAACTAATATCGAAATTGATAGACGTATACATAAAATATACGATTTGCTTTTGCTCGGAAATTCAAAAACGCAAATTGCTCGATATTGCGCGGAGAATTATTCAGTTAGCTTACGTCAAACAGAAGAATATTTATCACGCGCCCGCATACTACAGGAGCAAGACGCACAGCTAGAGCGTCCGCAATGGCTTACAGGGGCTATTGCCAGACTTGCAGATTATGAACGCCGCGCATCAATGGAAAATCAATTACAAACCGCAATACGAGCTGTTGAAATGCAAGCAAAATTATTACGCTTTGATATGTCAGCATGAGCCTTATTTCTGATGTCTGCGAAAAACAACCCCTCCTCGACTTTTTAAGTCCTCCTGATGAAAAAGATACAGAGATAATATTAGAGCGTGTGTTATCTGATCTTCACGCGGGGCAACTATCGTTTGTAAATGACACAGAAACAGAAATATTGGGTTTATGCGCGGGTTATGGGTCAGGTAAAACGCGATCTTTACTGGCGAAGTGTTTGCACCTGTCATTGTTAAATCAAGGCTTCACGGGCATTGTATTAGAGCCTACGCAACCGCTTGTTCGTGATCTCTTTGTAACAGAATTTGAGGAATTTTTGTTGAATTACGAGATTCCTTACACATTCAGAAGTTCGCCGTTGCCTGATTTTGTTTTGCACCTACCCAAGGGAGACACGCGGATTATGTGTCGTTCTTTTGAATCTTGGCAAAGAATAATCGGAATCAACGCCGCTTTTATATTGGCAGACGAAATCGACACAGTTGCAAAACCGATTTGTGATCGCGCCTTTCCAAAAATTCTTGGACGTCTTCGCGCAGGGAATGTTCGTCAATTCGCGGCGGCGTCCACACCTGAAGGCTACAAATGGTTCTGGCAAACTTTCGCAAGTGATGAAGTACAAGAAAAAAATGACAGAAAGTTAATAAGAATGAAAACAACAGACAATCCACATTTGCCCGCAGATTTTATTGATAGAATGAAAATGAACTATGACCCTAATCTTCTCAAGGCGTACCTTGAAGGGCAGTTCATATCTTTAACAACTGGCGCTGTTTTTGACCGCTTCGACAGAGAAAAACATATAACAAAAGACATTCCAAATTATTCAGATGAAATTATTCGCTTGGGTATAGATTTTAATATTGGCAAGATGTCTTGCGTTTGCGCCGTTATTAGAGATAACAAACTTTATATTTTTGATGAGATACGCGCACATGACACCGACCAACTGGCAAAAGAAATCAGATCAAGATTTCCACATAACAGACTTTACGGCTACCCAGATTCTTCAGGCGGAGCAAGATCGACAAATGCTACTAAAACCGACATCCAAATATTGGAGGGATATTCAATATCCAATCAATCGGGGGCGTCTAATCCATCCATTAAAGACAGCGTTAATAATGTTCAGCGCCTTTTATGCAATGGTAAAGAAGAAATTAGTCTTTTTGTACATCCGCGTTGTAAAAATGTCATCGAATCTTTGGAACTTCAATCTTATACAGAGTCAGGCGAACCAGAAAAAACAGGACTAGATCATTTTTCTGATTGCGTCCGATACCTTTGTTGGCGTTGCTTCAATCCCTTACATTTGGGGGCAGGGCGCAAAACAGGGATTAGAATATATTAAAAAGTGTATTACTATTAAATTAAGCTAGGGATTAAGCCGTGTATTCTTCTTTCAACCACTACGACAGGACAAGATCAAGTAAAGCTGTTGAGGTGCAAGACCCTAGCAATGCTTATGTAAATATGGAGCCGAATTGGATATTGATTGAAGATTTGATAAGCGGCACATATGGGATAAGAAAAAGACATCGAAAATACCTCCCCCAGATGCCCCGGGAGCAAGACGAGAGCTATGACAACAGACTTGCAACTTCAGTTCTTGCCCCTTTGTACGTCAGAATCGAAAGATTGCTTGCGGGTATGCTTACACGCAAACCTGTTCGATTAAATGAGGTATCAGAACGGGTTACAGAAGATTTGTTCGATGTTGACCTTCAGGGTAACGATCTCACAAGTTGGACATATGAGACAGCAAAAATAATGTTGCGTTATGGTCATGTCGGCGTTCTTGTTGATGCACCGACAGGCGGAACTGGTCGGCCTTATTGGATAACATACAGCCCGCGTGAGATTCTCGGTTGGCGAACAGAACTTATAGACGGAAAGCAAAAATTAACACAATTAAGACTTTTGGAACGGGTAACAGAAGAAGATGGCGATTATGGACAAAAAGAAGTTGAACAGGTGCGATTGCTAACGCCGGGAGCCTTTGAGGTTCACAGAAAGGGCAGGCAGGGAAAATATGTAAAAGTGGATGAAGGAACGACATCTTTGGATTACATACCATTTGCGATTGCATATTCAAACAAGGTTGCTTTCTTGGAATCACGCCCACCGATGCAAGATATTGCAGAATTGAATTTATTACATTATCAAAAGAGTTCAGACTTTGATAATCAGTTGAGAATATCTTCTGTTCCTTTACTTTGTTTATTTGGTTTTCCGCAGGCGTCAGAAGAAGTGAGCGCGGGGCCGGGCGAAGCAATCGCGTTTCCAGAAGGTGCAAGGGCGGAATTTGTAGAGATCAAAGGACAATCGTTTCAGTATCAACGCGACAGGATAAAAAATATTGAAGATCAAATAAATACTTTGGCACTTGCCGCAATCCTCGGACAAAAACTCGTTGCAGAAACAGCCGCTTCGCAAGAGATACAAAGAAGCCAAGGCGATTCGACTTTGATGATTGTGGCGCAACAGCTTCAGGATATGATCGACAACTGTTTGGTATTTCATGCAAATTATTTAAATATTGCAGAAATTGGAAATGCTTTTGTCAATCGTGATTTCTTGGGTCAGAGATTAGCACCGCAAGAGATTCAGGCGATGCAAGGATTATGGTCTTCTGGCGCTATATCTCAAGAAACATTATTGAAGCAATTGGCAGAAGGCGAAATCCTCGGCGATGATTTTGACGTTGAAGAAGAAATCGAATCAACACAAAAAGGCGACATGATCGAAACAGATGAACCAACACCCGAAGCCGAAGAAGATGAACCAACAGAAGACCTAGAAGATGACGATTAATGACACAAACGCCGATTCGGGTTCCGTCTGATGTTTCCAAACTTGGGGCATCTATTCCTTACCCTGATTTAATACCAGAAGAATATTTTCGTAATAGCTTAGATTTAAATAGATTTTCAAATAAAATTTCGCGTGAAATCGTTGAATCATATAATCGAATCATATTAAAGGCGGTTGATAAATTAGAAGCAATAGAACGGCTGCCAAGGGCTAATCAGCCCAAATATACAGCGGCACGTTTACGGGCTTTGTTGTTACAGACAAAAGCAAGCCTTAGAAAATGGGATGTCAAATCAACGCGGGATATGGAACTTGTTTCCGATGCTGTTGCAAAGTTACAGGGAGAATTTGCAACTGTTCAAATGGAACGCGCATTGCCCGCAGGCATCAGGTCATCAATCAGAACTGTCGAAGTCACACCCGCATTTGCAAAAGCTGTTGTGACAACTTCCGCATCTGAATTTAATTTAAATGTTTTATCTGATTCATTAAGTACTATTGCGGCGGGTTCTGGCGCAAAGTTTTCTTTGACAGCAAAAGAAGGCGCATTGATAAGGTTGCCGAATGGCGATTCAATAAAAAAATCTTTTCGCGGGATTACAAACCAAAGTGCAGAAAGACTTGGAAGATCAATTCGTGATGGATTATTGGCAGGCGATACAACTGCACAAATGCGAAGGCGTCTTGTCGGCAAGTTGAGATTCAATACTTTGGCAAAGACAGCAAAACAGCAACAGTTGGCAATGCGTGGCGCGTCAATGATGCTTGCAAACCCGCAGATTCAAACAATCGTCAGAACATCAATAAATCAAGTTAGCAATGTCGCGGCGCAACAAGTTTATAAGGCAAACCCAGATGCAACAAAAAAATATCGTTATCTTGCAACTTTGGATAGCAGAACCAGTTCTCGTTGTCGTTCAT